TCTGCCTGGCCGACTTTCAGGTCGGGAAAGCTGGGAGCGGTGGAGGTACCCCGGACACCGCGAGACTCGTGCGCCGAGCCCTGCACGACATTGCCAACAATCTGGCCGGTCCGAAGCGCTGGAAGCGCATCATCGTGGCCGACGTCGGGGACTCGACCGAAGGCTTCTGGAACGTGGCTAGCCAGGCCCAGACCAACGACCTGAGCCTCACCGACCAGATTCGTACCGTGCAGCGCCTCTACGCTGAGGCCGTCAAGCTTCTGGCCCCGCTGTGCGAATCCCTCGTCTACGTGGCCGTGCCGTCCAACCACTGCGCTGTGAGGACCGGCCCCGGCAAGAACTCTCGGGCCAACGCTCCCGATGACGACTTCGGCATCATGATCTCGAAGAACATCGAGGACATCGTCGAGGATCGGCCGGGCTTCGAGCACGTCACCTTCGCCCGTCCCGAGAAGTGGGAGGAGGCGGTCACGGTGCAGTCCGCCGACGGTACCCACATCGGCTTCACCCACGGCCACTTGGCGGGCTCGCAGAGTAAGGTGCCGGGGTGGTTCCGGGACCTCGCGTTCGGCCGCAGGAGTGGCCTCTACGACGCAAGAATCCTGGTCCACGGTCACTGGCACAACTTCGCCGTCCGGCAGGCCGGGGACGCCAGATGGATCATCTCATGCCCGTCAGCCGACCGGGGGAGCGACTGGTGGACGAACATCTCCGGCGACTCGACGAGGCCGGCCATCCTCACCTTTGAGGCTCGAAGCGGAAACGCCCAGAACTGGCGCCTCTGGTCATAAGAGACAAGTCACCCCCGCATCGGAAAGATGTGGGGGTGATCTGTCACACGACCGACGTCGGCAGGACGTCTGCGACGCCCGACACCATGCAGCCAACCGCACCTCGGGCTAAGCCCTGATCATAGGCCGCCTTGTTCGGGCAGATGTGAGCCCACACAGGTTTACCCAACCCGACCACCTTCGCCCACTGCGCTGGCGTTGCGTCGTAGGGTAGGCCGACATAGTCCCAGCTGGGCGCCCATTTCGCTAGGCTCCCATCATCAGCGTGCTGGGAGTATGCGTACCCCCAGCACTTCCAGCCGGCGGCGCGCCACTGGTTAGCCAGCCACGTCGCGTCGCCGGCACTCTTCCAGATGACGTGATCCTTGGCGTTCGTCGGCAGTAGGAGAGCCAGCTCGGCCCACTGAGTGGCCGAGTACTTGGGGTCCAGCACGGTGACGTGCGTGGAGCCGTAGGCGTCCAGGTAGTCCTCGATACGCAGGATCGGCTCACCGGCCGTCTTGTAGCGCTTAACCTCCGCCCACGTCATCTGCGCGATGGGCGTCGATGGCGCACTCGGGTCGACGTGCTGGAGGTTCTGGTCGTGGGCCAGGACCCAGATGCCGTCCTTCGTCTTGTGCGTGGACACCTCCAGAGCTCCAGCGCCGTGCGCGACGGCGTTGGTGTAGGCGCGCATGCTCATCTCAGGCCAGGACGCCGAGCCGCCGCGGTGGGCTACTAGGAACCCAGGCGTGGCCATCATCTCCGAGATGGACGCATACCCCATAGGCATTGCCCGCATGCGGGCCGGCACCTCTCCGGCGGGCTCGTAGACGCTGACCGTCGCGGCCCCGAAGCCGCGGACCTCCAGCTCCGGATCGGATGGCTTGGCCGGAGTGATCTTCGCCCACGCCCAACCCTGAGGCTGGGTGTGCTCGACGTGGCCGGTAGCGATCGTGGCCAGCATTGCCGACCAGGAGGAGTACCTCTTCCGCCCTCCAGCCACCATCGGCCCAGCCGGATTGCGCCACTCTGCCGCACGCTCGGACTTCGTAGCGTGCTGCTGCGAGAAGACCAGCGATGGGGTGGGCAGGTCGCCGGGGTAGACGGCGCCCCAGTTGGTCAGCTCGACCGACTCCACGCCCTTGAGGACTACCAGGAGGGCGAGCTCGCGCGCCTGGCCGGCCGTCGGGCCGGTGACGTTCACGTTCTGAGTCTGTGAAGGGTTTGACACCTTCAGGGAGGCGATGTAGCCCGATCGGCCGTTGAAGGTGCGCGTCCCTTGGGAGGTCCAGCCGGCCGGCGGTACAGCGGCCGTGTCGCCCCACTGGGAGGCGTAGGCGATGACCGCGATGTCTCCCGCCTCAGAGGTAGCGGACAGGGCGGGCACGCTACCGGCAGTACCTTCAGCGTGCGCCCAGGATCGGACGTACTTCGCCTCAAGCTCGCCGGGTTGCACCGGCCCCTCACCAGGCTCGGCCGGGGTCTCGTAGACCTCGATCCTGTGGAAGGTGACGTCCGGCTGGCCGGCCATGATCTGAAACTGCGGGGTCCATAGCGGCTGACTCTTGTCGGCGAGCTCGATCTGCACCTCTGTCGTGACGTTCGTGCCGGCGGAGAGCTGGAAGTCTCCGAGGCTGTGCTGCCCCACCTGGTGAGTCTCATCAGCGGCGCTGAACGGGTTGTGCTTGATGTCCAGGTGACTGGCCTGAGCTGCCGTGTAGTTCAGCGAGATGGTCCAGTTGCCGGACGCAATCGGCTTCGCCTCGGTAGCCCACGGGACGAAGATCGTGTTCGCAGTGACGTGTAGGTCGTTTCCCTCGAAGCGGCCGGTATTGGTCCACCAGTGCTCCGGCCAGGGGTAGATCGATGCCATCAGCGGCTCCTGCGGACGATGACGGTCCCAGCCTTAGTGCCCGCCGGGACCGGGTCATTGGGACCGAGCACGAGGACGTTGGACGGCGTGCCACCCTCGGCGGCCTCGCCCTTCTTGGCGAAGGTCTTGTCGCAGTGCTCGGCTGAGTAGACGCGCACCTCTGCGGTGGTGATAGCCATCAGATTCGTACCTCTCTGGAGTAGAGCCCGGACTGGCCGGGGATCGGGTGCATGTGCTTGATGGTGACGGTCCCGTCGCCGTTGTCCTGAACGTTGCGCATGAGGATGGAGCCGTCACCGACCTGGGTCCAGGCGTCGTAGACCCCGTCGCCGGCCTTCAGCTCGGCGGGGAGAGGCAGAGGCGGGGGGTCCGTGGCGATCGTCTTGACGCCCGCGGACACGGCAGCCTCGACGCCGTCCTTGACGACCGATAGCCTGCCGTATCCCGACTCACCCATCTGGACGCCGTAGGAGCCCTCCCAGGGCGTGAACCTGAAGTCCTTCAGGTGCATGGTCGTGGCAGGCATCGTCTCCCACCCGCCCTTGCCGCGGAAGGCCCACAGGTTGATGTGCACGCGCTGGCTGCGCGGCACCGGAACCGAGTCGGTCAGCGTGCCGGAGTAGTAGCCGCCCTCAGCCACGGGGGTGTTCCGCGCCCGCTCCTCAGTGAGGTGGCTCTCCCAGGTCTCCCACCTCACGGTCCCCGGAAGCCACGTCATGCGGACAGTGGCTCCCTTGCCGGAGGCCGTCCACACGCGGTCTTGCAGGTGGCGGCCCGAGTTCTCATCGCCCGGGTAGTAGGTGTACTTGCCCACCATGTCGGTGTAGCCGGACCAGTAGGAGTCCTCGACGATGTCGATCTCCTGGTAGCCGGGCTTGGTGTCCTCCCAGTCGAAGGGGAAGATCCCCCACACGACGTTCTTGTGGAGGTCGCGCATCTTGGTCGGGTTGAGGATCTCGTAGGACGCCTCGAAGGTGCCGTACCCCAAGGACTCGGCTGAGACGATCTCGGCCGAGTAGGGCTCCCCGCCGACGACCGACGTCGAGATGTAGAGGGAACCGTCAGGCCGCTTGGTGATGGCCTGCGGGTTCCACTTCTGGTTGGCGGCAGGGCCTCCAGGGTGCCAGGCGTCGGTCCGCACCATCCAGTGCAGACCGAACGCCTCGACGGTCGGCTGACCATAGTCCTTGTAGAGCTCGATGTCCGGCACTGATCAGGCCTCCTTACGGATGATGACGGTGTCATTGGGAGTACCTCCCGGGATCGGGTCATTCGGTCCAAGCACGAGGAAGGGGTTCTTCGGTGCGGCACCGCCGCCGCCGCCACCCTTCTTCAGCGCGGCGATCTGGGCCTTCAGGTCCTCGATCGTGAGCTCCAGCTCCAGCGTGCCCCGGATCCAGGCCGACGTCAGACGGATCAGCTGCTCCGACGGTGGGTTCGCGTAGGGGTTGCCCACGGGCTCCCACTGGCCGCCCCGGTTCGGATCCTCGACCAGGACGCCGTCGGTGATGTACAGGTGCCCGATGGGTAGGCTGTCCGCCTTCTCGAAGACCCGCTTGTAGTTGTCCTTCGTCACACCGTGCACGACGGCCCACCATCGGTTGGAGGGGTAGGCGCGCATGTGGTCCGGAAGGATCGGGGTGTTCGGGTCCTCATTGAGGAACTTGGCGGCGTCCTGCTCGAACATCATGGCCACGTCGAAGTCGAGGGCGCAGACGTCCTGGCTCATGTTGGAACCGGCGTTCACGACGATGAGGAAGCCCTTCCCGTACTCGGCCCGGATCGAGTCGATCAGGTCCCTGTACCAGGCCACCCGGCCGGCCTGAGCGCCCCAGCCATTGATGGTCTCGTCCAGGAACACGCCGCCGACGACCTCGCCGTACTGCTCGGTGAACTTGGCGATCTGACCGAGGATGTACTCCTTGGTGTACTTGTCCGGGTTCGGGACGCCGTTGCGGGCCGGATCATTGGAGGGGAGGCTGGCGACGCCATACTGGGTCTTGACATAGAAGACGGCGCGCTTGGCGCCGGAGCTCAGGGCGAGCTGAGCTTGCTTGCCGAAGTCGACGTTCTTCTCATCCCAGTTGCCGGAGTCCTTGTTCAGGATGACGATGCCGAGAGTGGAGCCGGCCTTGAGGGCCTTGGCCCACTTCGACGTGCCCTTCGACTCGTTGTAGTAGTCAGGCCAGTAGTAGGTGACGGGGCTGGAGTAGCGGGCCCCGGCCTTGAAGGGAGACTGGTCGGCTATCAGGGCATCGATCTGCCCCTCAAGCGCGGTCAGCTCCTCCTTCTTGACATAGCCGGTCAGCTCGCCGGGGGTCTTCTTGAACGTCTCGAAGTCGCCCTTAGTGACGTAGGTCTCCGCGGCCTCGATCTTGGGGAGGGCGGCGTCAGCGATGCGCTTGGCCTCGGTGACGGCCTCGATAGTGGCGTAGGCGGCGGCCGCCTCGATCTTCGGCAGCGCGGCATCCGCCTTAGCGGAGATGGGGGACAGGGCAGACGTGCGAGCGTACTGGGCGAGCTCGGTCTTCAGGGCGTAGTCACCCAGCTGGGCCGTCTTGACGTAGCCGGACAGGTCCGGAATCTTCCCGTCCCCGGCGAGTTGAGCCTTCGTCAGCTCTTCCTTCGTGGCGTAGGTCGTGGCGGCGACGGCCTTGGGCAGGGCAGCGTCAGCCGTCTCCTTGATCGAGGCCACCTCCCCGGCGAGAGAGGCGGGAGCGAAGGTCGAGGCGGCCTGGGTGGTGTAGGTGCGCAGCTCCTGCTTGGTGGAGTAGGTCTCCGTCAGCTCGTTGCGGGTGATGAACTTGCCGTCGGCGTCTGCGACGTGCTGGCGGAAGTCGGCGGCCTTGGCGTAGGCCGTCTCGGCGTCTGAGGCGGTCAGGTAGGCGCTCAGGGACTCCTTGGTGGCATAGGTGCTGAGGTCCGGCTTGGCGGCCTCGACCTCACTCTTCGTGGCGTAAGTGGCCTGGGCAGCTGCCGTGGTGAGGTACGAGGAGAGCTCGGCCTTCGTAGCGGCGCCGGTGACCGATGTCGACAGTGAGTCGACGCGGCCGGACAGCTCTTGGCGCGCCTGCGAGGCGTCGGCCTTCGTCTCGTAGGTGGCCTGAGCATCGGTGGTTGTGACGTAGCCACTCAGGGCAGTGAGGGGGGCGGCGGCGTCGGCGGTGGCCTTGACCGAGTCGATGCGCTGACCGAGAGCAGTGTCCGCTGAGCTGACCTCAGCCTTCGTGGCTAGGTGGGTCAGGTCCGGGGCCTCACCCTTGCCGCCGAGCTGGGCGTTGGCGAGGTCGCTCTTGGTGGCGTAGACGCCTGCGGCCTCAGTCTTGGGCAGGTAGTCGGCGAGGGACGCCTTCGTGGCGTAGGTCTCAGAGACGGCGGCAGCGGCGGTCTGGGCCGCGGTGGCGGCGGCCTCGGTGGTCTGGTAGGCGGTCAGGGCCTCGCGGGGAGCGGCTGCGTCGGCCTTGGCTGAGACCGAGGAGACGGTCGAAGAGAGCGAGTCGATCCGGGTGCCGAGAGCACCGTCGGCGGCCTGCATCTCGCTCTTGGTGGCGTAGGCCGAGAGGTCGGGAGCCTGGCCGCCACCTCCCAGCTGGGCCTGAGCCAGGGCTTCCTTCGTGGCGTAGGTCTGAGACGCCTCGGAGCGCGGAAGAGCCGCCTCGGCGGTTGCCGAGACGACATCGATGCGCTGCCCGAGGGCGGCGTCCCCCGAGGCCCGGGACTGTTCGGTGGCCAGCGCTGCGGCCGCCTGCTTGGTGAGGAATCGACTGTCAGCCCCTTCGCGGCTGTACCAGGTCAGGTCGGCCATTGCGGCTCTACCTCCAGGTGAGTACTCCATTGCCGAGGCTTATGACCTCAGATGCGTTGATAGCCTCTAGTGTAGTGGCATTGTCCACACTCCGGACTCCCCTAGGGCTCGGCTGAGGTTGCGGTGTGGGCGGTTGAGGCTGCGGAGTCGGCAGCTCGGTCAGGAGATCCGCCAGGTTGAGAATCTGGCCATCCGACAGGTTACGGATGGTTCGGACATGCGCCCCCAGGTCCCCCGGGATACTGAGATCTATCTCATAGTTTCCAGGCTGGATGGTCAGGTCCCCGCCATCCGGCGTGACCAGACGTCCATCAGGGCCGATGCGCGCCGACACCCGCCCGGCAATGATGTCGCGGGCGGGTAGAGGGGCTCCGAGAGCTGTGGGGGTGAAGCGGATCCGCCCCATACGGCCGAGGCCGTCGGGGCCGGTGACCCGTCCAGTGACGGTGACTGAGGCAGACATCAAGGCTCCTGACGTAACGGTATCGTCTCAGTCTTCACTCTATCAATGCGAGAGTGCAATGACTGGACCTCCGCATATAGGTGAGACCGATCAGTGCGGGCGTCATTGCGCACGCCCTCGACCTGGTTTTCGATGCGAGCCATGCGGGCGTCGTGTTCCCGGTCCGAGGCTCGAAGCTCGTCCACCGCAGATGTCAGGTGAGCCAGGCCGTCGAGGACCTGACCGAACTTGGCGTCGAGGTCGTCCCTCAGGTTCTCGGTGTGGTTGTTGTGTACGCCCTCCGAGGCCGACTCCGCCGCGTTCGCCGCCCGCACCACGTGGGCGCTCATCCGGGTCATCCGCTCCTCCAGGCGCTGCTGTTGCTTGTTGATGGTGATCCGTAGCCAGGTGATGAGGGCCACCAGCAGGGCCGTCCCCGCCGCGACCGCGTCGGGCGAGGCGAGCACTGCGAGAATCGGGTCGGGGACGTGCCCTGCGGGTAGCACTAGACCGTCACCTCAGCCCGCGTGGCGCGGCGTGTAGCCGGGCGTCGAGGGGGTGTCGGTGGGGATGGCGCGGTCGGTCTCCGCCGGGGCGGCGAAGGACTTCAGGACCGAGGCCAGGGTCGCAGTGGCCGCGACCCCGAGGACGGACTTCCAGTCGAGATCGGCGATGGAGGAGCCGATCACGAGGGCGCCCAGCAGCGCCTGGGCGAAGGTGGACACGGCGCGCTCGACCAGGCCGGACCAGAAAGACTTTGAGGTGTACATCACTTGCTCTCCTTCAGGAACTTGCGGAAGGCGACTCGGAAGCCCTTGAACACGGGGGAGTCCATCGGCTGGCTGAGGGCGCGCTCCAGCTGAATCATGGTGGAGTTGGCGCGGTCGAAGCCGGTGCTCTCGCGGGCCTCGTTGGCGTCGTAACAGAGGCGGTCATAGAAGTCCGGCCACAGGAACGTGGGGTTCCCGAGGGCCTGCTTGTACGCCTCGGCGATGATGCCTTGAGGGTGCTGAGTCTGGACGCCGTCGCGCAGGATCGCGTACTCCTTGCCTCCGTTGCGCTCGGTATAGATGAAGTGCATCTGCATCCTTCCATAGGTAAGGGCGGGGCCTT